TTATCATCTACAGCCTCTATTAAAATGCTTGGTGTTTGACTTCTTGTTAATGCTACAACTCTATCTCTATAAGCTCTACTAGATATACCAGTAGTAGGTGTAATAACTGTTAACAGGCGAGCTAATATATTTTCACGTTTAGTTGTCATTAATTTTTCTGTAGAGAAATTTGTCTAGTTAAACCATCTAAATCTGCCTCATTTGTTCTTACTGTGTAGGCTGTACTGTCTACGGTAATTGCATCACCCGCCACTAAAGAACCAAAATCTGAATTTTTACAATGCAGAACATAACCAACAGAAATAACTTGATCTCCAGCTAAGACATCAGTAGGTTGATCTAATATCCCATTAGCAGTAGTTCCCCCAGAAGTGCATGAAACACCAAAGGGAGAACCAAACATAGTAGTTAAATCATCTGCAAATGACATTAGCCATACTTAGCGGATACTAAAGCTGTAACACATAATGCACCTGCACCGCTTCCACCTGCAACTGTAGTTGAAACCTTTACATAACGCTTCAAAGAAGAAACATTAAGATAAATTTTTTCAAATGCAGCAGTATTAGCAGAAGTGGTCGTGAAGGCGCCATCTGTAACATCGGAGTAAGAACCGCCAGATGTATCACATTCTGTAAGCTTTACGGCATAAGTAATACCTGATCCACCTGCTTCAGCAGAAAGGATAAAAGCACCACTACCTTCATAGCCTTGAAGGTCGATAGCAGAACCAGTACCAGTTGCAGCTACAACATCATTTGATAAGAGGTCTAAAGCTGTTGTTTTAGAACCTAAGTTTTGAATAGTCATTATTCAGAAAGAGGGTTAGTTTTTTTACGTTTAGTAGTTTTTTTAGGTTTAATTTGAGGTTCTACTACTTCCTCAATCTCCTCTAAAGTTTCTATGGCCTTACCAGAACTAATTAAATCAGTTGCATAAACAGAATCTATTTCAAAAATTTCATCTACTTTTACAACTTGACCAGCCCATAGAAAAGACCGTAGAACTTTAAGTTTCATATTATGCACCTAGACTAAATGATGCAGCGTGTCTGAATGCTACGTCTACATCTTGTAAGGCAGTAATACGGATAGTACCAGAACTTGAATGTGTATAAGGATCTACTAAAAGATCAAGTGATGACCAGTAGCCAATAATACAATCACTCCAGTTACCAAAAAATACATCACCAGCTTCCACTTGATTTGACATATAAGCGTTATAGCCGTTAACTGTGTTGTTGCCATCCCAAAGGAATAAACCAGAACCAGAATCTTTAGCCCTAACTTTCATAGCTCCTCTTATGGTCGCATTAGTTACATAAGCAAGATTGCCCATTAAAGCATTAGCAGCAGCAACATCACTTTCCATGTTTACCACTTGTGCAAATGTTGGGTTGTTAGCTGTGATTGACTCACTTCCAATACCGCTAGTATTATGTAAACCTAATGGCTCATTTGATGAACCTGTACCATAAAGTGCAGACCTATCAATTTCTAAGGCAATAACTTTTGCTATGTCATTTCTTACAAGGGATTCAACGTCCAAGGATGATTGAATTAATAGCTTTCTTGAAATGTCAGTAAAAGCTCCACAAGTCCTTGGTGTCATTGAAACCTGTTGGATTGACTGCTGTGATTCTGTCGGTGATCCACCCTCGCTGAGCCAATAAGCTGAACTTCCGCCCGCCAATTTAGGCAAAGCAATATTACCTTGTAATCCAGTCAAGGTTGTTGCCCCAGCCTGGTCTAAAACACTATTATTTCTTAAAAGATCAATAAAGTTAGCAGCGTCTAAATCAGTTTGTACTAAGTTACCGCCTTGTGTTGCTGGAGATGTTTTTAAATCTCTACGCATTACATCATAAGGGACTGTAATACCTCTAGAAACTCTACCTGCTTTTTTAGCTGCCGCATTAGACGCTTCAATTTCAAAAGCTGCTGCCTCTCTTGCCGCTCTATCGCCAGGATTTGCTAAATAGTTTAAAGCTCTGATGAAACTAAAGCTTCTAGTCTCAGCTTCACTTAAACCAATTTCTGCATCCTGTGGTTTTGGTGTAATCTTTTCTGGATTCCATTGATCCATTACAGCCTGATTAAAATCTTGTACTGAACGTCCCTCTCTGATGTATTCATCAGCTAAATCATTCATATCATATTTCTTACCAGTTTTTCTAATCTGGTCAAATCTTGCACGGTCAGATTTAAGTGCCTTATTAACGGCATCCTCTGAACGCACTAAATCGATTTCTTTTTCGTTAGTGGTCATGTTTTTTAGGTTTAATTTAGTGGGCAATGCATCAGAAGATGCAGAAACGTGAGCTTCTTCCATAATATTATCCTTTTTATTGTTGTTTTGCATATGGTTTGCTTCAATTTTATTATTTATTGAACGTGAGATACCAATGGAATTATCCGCTGGGATCGAAACCAGGCTAACTTCGAAGGCTTCCCAATCTCGTGCAACAATACTATTATCTACTTCTTCTGCTTTATTAATAACATAGCCAAAAGAAATATTACGTAAAATTTTGTTTTTTACATCTCTAAATTTGCTATCAGCAAATTCTTCTTCACTAAAACGTACTTTTGCATAGCCACGTTTCTTTTTCTCATCAATATATGCTTTTTCCACTACCCCTAGCACATGATCTGGTGAGTGATTCCACAAAAACGGTGCCCCATCATTAAGCCTTTTTAAATTGGCCGCTTTTCTTGTATGTTCTAAAACTTCTTTACCAAAATAACGTTCAACAGGTAGTTCTGAACTAAAAGGAAACTCAATAGTTCTATCTTCCTTTTCAACTTGTTTTAGTTCTAAAGTAAAATCACGCTGTAATGATTTCTCTTCATAATCACGTTTACTCTTCATAGTTTTCTTTAGGTGTTGTTTCTATATTACTAGATTCTTGGGTATTAGCCTTAACTTCTGTATCAAATTCTAAACCTAATTCATTAGCCATATCAATTTCCTGTTTTCTAGTCATTAATAGCTCCTCAAGGTCGCCGCCAAATTCACTAATCACCTGGGATTGAGTTTTTAGACCTGCCCTTATTGCCATAACAGCACTTTGTACTTCTTTCATCGGGTCAACCCAACCCCAACCTCTAAACAACCATTTAACCCTTTTATATTTATTAGGTTCGTCTAAATATGTTGGTAATTGTAAAGTCCCTGATAATACAGCAGCCTCTAACCATTCTTCAAACACAATAGATAAGAAATTCTCTCTTAATTGGTATTGCAAAGCCTTAAATGCTTCCTGATCTTGTAACAAGCTTAAACGGCTACTAGAATAGTTCGTCTGCGAATAGTCACGAGAAACCGAGGAATAACTGCAACCAATTCCAGCCGCTAAAGCCCTTAACATTGCACGTAGAAACGGTTCAAATTGTCCATCAGGTGCATCAAATGTAGGAACATTTACAGTTTCACCAGGTGCAAGGTATCTAATAGCACCAGGACTCATATCAAAAACCCTGTCATCATCTACAACATCATCACCACTAAGCTCACCTTCTGGACTTGTAATATATGCCATTAATGAACT